AACATAGAAAAAATTGAAGACTTTGAACTTCTGTTTGAGTATTTGATGCTTGGTGGCGGAGTTGGCTTCTCCGTTGAGCGTTCAAAGATTCACGACTTGCCAAAGGTAAAGTCCGGAGTGTCAATCGTTCATGAGCGTTCCAACGATGCGGACATCATTGTTCCGGATTCACGTCAAGGCTGGAAACGACTCCTCCATGCAGTCCTTAAGTCGTATTTTGACACCGGAAAGTCTTTTTCGTACTCCACGATTCTTATTCGTGAATACGGCGCACCGCTGAAGACATTTGGAGGCACTGCATCTGGCCCTGGTGCACTTATTGACGGAATTGCAGACATCTCAAAGGTGATGCAGAATCGTGAAGGTAAGAAGCTCCGTTCAATCGATGTGCTTGACATTTGCAACATCATTGGTCGCATCGTTGTCTCTGGCTCCTCACGTCGTTCAGCCCAAATTGCAATTGGTGACCCAGACGATGTGCTTTTTATTCGTGCAAAGAACTGGGCATCAGGGAATGTTCCGGCATGGCGAGCAAACTCAAACAACTCAATCTATGCAGATGCCTACGATGAAATCATGCCTGAGCTTTGGAAGGGCTATGACGGAACTGGAGAGCCATACGGTCTTGTTAATCGCAAGCTTGCACGCCAGTACGGTCGCTTGGGAGAAAAGCGCCCAGACCCAACGATTGAGGGCTTTAATCCATGCGCAGAAATTGCACTAGGCGACGGAGAGTCGTGCAACCTGTCAACAATCTTCCTGCCAAACATTGAGTCAGAAGAACAGCTTCATTCTGTGTCCAAACTTCTGTACATGACCCAAAAGCACATTACGCGAATGAACTATCCATACGAAAAAACCGTAACTATGGTTACGAAAAACGCACGACTTGGACAGAGTATTACCGGAGTTCTCCAGTGTTCAGAAGAGCAGATTAGTTGGCTGTCTGGTGGCTATAGCTACCTGCGGTCCGTAGACGCTGCTTATTCATCTGAGCATGATTTCCCTGAATCCGTCCGTCTGACGACTGTCCAGCCATCTGGAACGCTCTCACTGCTTCCTGGAGTGACTCCGGGCATTCATCCAGCATTTGCCCCTTTCTACATCAGGCGTGTTCGCTTTGGCTCCTCGGACCCGTTGGTTGATGCCTGTCGCAAGCGTGGGTACAAGGTCGTTTGGGACATTGGTATCGACGGCCGAGAAGACCACACTCGATATGTTGTTGAATTCCCATGCAAGTCTCCAGAAAGTGCTGTCCTCGCATCAGCCATGACTGCAGTTGAGCAACTTGAGTGGGTTAAGAAAATGCAGACAATTTGGGCTGACAACGCTGTATCTGTGACTGTCTACTACCGCAAGGAAGAGCTTGACTCAATCAAAGACTGGCTGTCCAGGAATTATGACAAGGGTGTAAAGTCCGTTTCATTCCTTCTCCACGCAGACCACAACTTTCCATTGCCTCCTTACGAGGAAGTGGCAAAAGAGGCCTACGAGAAACTGCTCTCAAAAATTGATTTCTTTGTTCCATTGCAGGATGCAGCATTTGGGGATGCACTGGCCCTAGATGACTGCTCAACAGGAGCCTGTCCAATCAAGTAGGTCTTGACTTTTGTAAAACTTTGTTCTACTGTGTGGACTATGGTGGCAGAAATAAAAAAAATAATTCAAAAAATAATAAATGTTGAGCGAACGTCTCTTGGCGGGCAAGAACAAATTTATTATTTAGAACAAGAAGAAGACTGCGCACCTGAACCCAAAAATGAAGAGCAAGATTGAATCGGGCCTGTAGCTCAGTGGTCAGAGCAGGGGACTCATAATCCCTTGGTCGTGGGTTCAATCCCCACCGGGCCCACAACGCACCAACGGAGGATGTATGAATATAGGCAGAATAAATTTTTGGACAGTGATAAAAGACATTGAAAAAATAGATGTTGATGAGAAATCTAGAAAAAAAATAATCTCCCTCCGTGAGCAACATGTTGTTTTGTCAAAAGAAATTCAGCAATTTATTCCAAAAATTGAAGACAATTGCGTTGCAGTAACTCGCAACGAAAAAGAACAATTTGACAGAATATGGAACGAAATGTCAAAAATAAGAAAAAAAATTGAAAAAATCATTGCCCGAAAAACAAAAGGTATGTCTAAAAATGATTGAGGACATTGTCAAGAGATTGAAACATAGACTATTTTGGTCTGACGCCGACGAAGCAATTGCAGAGATTGAGCTTTTACGCAAGACGGTTAGCGACTGGGAAAAAACTGCAAAAATTCTTGCCCTTGATTTGGGGCATCCAGAATATGCCGCCGAGGTCTATGATGACATCAGAAGCGGTTTGTACGACAAGGTCAGGGGACGAATGAAAGATTCAAACAATAAAAATGTATGACATTGACCTTTTAAACGCAAATATTCCGGTTCCAAGTTTTGACGGTGCCTGCAGGGGATTTCCAACGGATTGGTGGTTTCCAGAAAAACATGCTGGGGGGCAGGATAAGCTCAATAGTGAGAAAGCTGTTGAGATTTGCAATTCTTGCAATTCAAAAAACGACTGTCTAAATTTTTCATTGCAATTCATGGGCGTTCAGGGAATATGGGGTGGACTTTCGCATAGACAGCGACAACGCGAGCGTACAAAACGCGGTGTAAAGGTAATCAGGTAAGGGAGCTTTATGAATGACTTAAGTAAACATGTAGAAGAACTAGCAAAGAAGATAAAACCCCCCTATTACTCTCGGATAGAAGTCGACGAGGGCTGGTATCAATTGATTATTGATTGCGATAAAGAGCTATCCAAAATTGACCCAAAATACGACTTGTTCCAGGTAAAAGAAAAATTTGGTGGGCTTAGGTACTATTTCCAGTCTTCAAATCCAGGCTTACGTGACGAGATGGACGCTGTCGTTGCGAGGTACGAGGAAATTGCAGGCAGGACATGCGAGGCAACCGGCAAACCGGGGGTTCTAATGAGGTCGGTTGGAAACTGGTTTAAAACACTAAATCCTGAATATGCAGAGAGCACTCTTCATTACGCAAAGTACTCCCAGGTAAAAAATAAAATAGAAGAGTAATTTTCTCCTATCGGTCGACGCTCAAGAGTTCTTGGTCATTGGTGCAAATACGAACAATACGACCGCAAAATCGCACCAAAAATATATTTTTTTAACCAAAACCCTTAAAACCCTTTGTTGGTAAGGATTTTATTTTCTCAAAACTCCAGTAAAATTGCGGAAAGATTCCACAAAAGGCTATAATTGATGTATGGATACACGAAGGGTTTTTTCAAACTGAGATAGGTCCCCACTGGGGTTGCATCGTCTCTACGTCCTACACACCTAACCAAGGAGTCAAACTTGAACGTCAAAACTGGAATTTACGCTATTTTTTTTATGGTTATCGCCCAGGTAGGGGTCTCGGTAGTAAATGCAATGGAGGCAAAAGCTCCATATGCAAGCATTGGCCGTGAATCTGCAGCGTTGATTCAGCGCGAAAAGAGTAACGAAATCAGCAGTTTTGAGGCAGTAAAGTTCACCCATGGCGATGTTTCATGGCTTGATGAAATGGCTCTAAGCGTTGGTTGGCCGGCAAAACAGATACCGAAGCTCAAGAAAATCGTCCTCCGCGAGTCTGGTGGCTGCCCAAACCGCATCGGCAGCTCCATCGTTGATAAGAACTGCAATATCACCGGGTATACCAAAGCAACAAATAAGTCAGATTCGGGCCTCCTGCAAATCAACGGAGTAAACTGGGACCTGAGCCGGAACAAGAACGCCATTGCGTGCGTCCAATTTGGATTCTGCACGCAGGAAGACCTTCTTGACCCTGTAAACAACCTAAAAGTCGGGCGAGAGCTATTCAAGCTTGCCGGATGGGACCCATGGGACCCATGTGCATGGGGTCCGGAACACGCCCACAGGTGCAAAAAGAGCAAGTAGCAACCAGTACTACTTGCGTTGGGTTACTATTCACTTGTGGCAAATAACAATTCAAAATCATCAGGCAGAACCAGAATTAACCCGATAACCAAAGAAGTCGAAACCGTTGCTGGTACAAAAGCCGGCAAAAAAAGACTTCGACTACCCTTGGGTCATCCACAGAGAACTCATGACCTGTATGGTCCTGTTGGGAAAAAGAAGAAAAAAACAATTATTGATGATGCTGACTAACCCTCTTCGGAAAGTCTAAATAGCGAGTCTCTATCAAGAAAGATAGAGCCGCCACTAATATTTGAACCATCTTCAGATTCTTCAATGTGTATGATTATGTCGTCTGGTAGTAGCTGTAGCTTTTTTGCTATATGCACGCGCATCCTAGAGACCTCTTCCTGGAGTGATGAAAGCAAAACCTCAGACTGGTTCTCTTCTACCTCTATTTCGTCGTATCCTTCGTACCCCACACCTGTTCTAATAAACTCAGCTGACATTTTTGTAAATGTTGAGGCTTTGACGCACATTGAACATGCAATCTTTTCGGTCTTTGCCGGCCTCTTTCGTGGCTCAAGATGGCCACAGGAAAGCTTATGAAGGTATACAACACCACCCCATTGACCCTGTCTTATTATGTCAACAACACTATTTTGGGGAGCACTTTTTTTATTAATTTCCATAAAAATCCATTGAAATTCTCATGATGCAAGGGTACTATCTATTTATGCAAACATTTTTACCATATCCAAGTTTTGAGGAATCGGCATCAGTACTCGACTACAGGCGACTCGGCAAACAGCGCGTAGAGACACTGCAAATCCTCAAAAGCTTACTTGACCCAGAATACGGATGGAAAAGCCACCCAGCTGTAAAAATGTGGGTAGGTTTTGAGTCTGCGCTTTCAGCCTACGGAGTAGAAATCTGCAAAGCGTGGATTGCTCGTGGGTACAAGGATACATGCCTAGATAAAATTTCATCGTTGGTGGAACCAAGCTTTGATGCTCTACCTCCATGGATTGGTGATGAGCGCATACATGAAAGTCACAAGTCTAATCTCGTACGTAAATTACCAGAATATTACATCCCTTTGTTTGGGGAAGTTAATCCATCAATTCCTTATTTCTGGCCCCATCAAATCAACCCCTACAAGCTTGTACTAGAATCTATCCAATGACCGAAGAAGTAAGAAGACCTACGGCCGCTTTTTTGACCACTGATTGGTCTTTCGGTTTGCAGCCAATCCAGCCAAACGGCTGCGCTCATTACAGGTGCAAACTGCCAATGGACGAGTTGCAGAAAGATTATAACTGGGTTTGCGGTCTTGGACTGCCTGGTTTGAATCAATCAAAAGGTATTGGTTTGCTTATAGAGGATGATAAAGCAATACACGGCTGGGATTTAATAATCTTAAAGTTAATAATGCATAAAACTTTTGCCGATTTTATGCCAATTGCCAAAGAATTGGGTCAAAAGATAATAGTAGATATTGACGACTGGTTTGACGGCTTAGAGCCAACCAATAGAGCATTTGAAACAACTGACCCCAAAAAAAATCCAGAAGTAAACAGAGGGCACTATGCAAAAATAATAGAACAAGCCGATGCCCTTATTGTATCCACTCCATTTCTACTGGATTACTACAAACAATTCCATAAAAATGTTTTTATGGTTAGAAACGGAATAGATTTAGATAGATGGGTAAAGAGAAAAGTTAGAGATACCTGGAACCCTACAATCGGTTGGGTGGGGGCAACTCCATGGAGGTCAAACGACCTTGAGGTATTGGGGCCAAAATTTGGTAAATATATACAAAAAAATAAGTTAAAGTTTCATCACTCTGGGCATACAGACAATGCGCCACTTGCTCATGAGTTGGCCGGAGTGCATGTTATGCATTGCAGTGTTTCACACATGTTGCCAATTAGTGATTATCCTAAACTGTTCAAGCATATTGACATTGGCTTAGTGCCACTGAGCCCAGTTAAATTTAACGATGCAAAATCGTACATAAAAGGCCTTGAGTACGCTGCCGCTGGCGTTCCGTTCATTGCTTCTCCGTCCCCGGAATACCTAGAACTAGCAAAAGCGGGAATAGGTCGAATTGCGCACAACTGGGAAGACTGGGAGTATCACTTTAATGAGCTGCGTGATTCTCAAAAGAGAATTGACGATGCAGAAATTAATTTGGAAAATCTAAAAAACTTTACAGTTAAAGCTAGAGCTTCCGAGTGGGACTCGACACTAAAATTTATCTTGGACAGCATGTAGAAGTATCATGAGTGATATATCTTTCACGTTTGGGATAATTACAGTTTACGAAGATAAACAGCGTCTCAACGAAATAGTAAAAAATATTCAAAGTCTAAAAATTCCTAGTTTTGAAATACTGATTGTTGGTGGTGGTGACTCATCTGGTGTTGATGGTCCTGAGGTTGTAAAAATTGACTTTGACGAATCGGTAAAACCAAAGTGGATTACTAGGAAGAAAAACATCCTTGCCCAGAATTCAAGGTACGAGAATATCGTGCTGATGCACGATTACCACCTATTTGACGCAAGCTGGTATGAGGAGTTTAAGTCATTTGGTACGGACTGGGATATTTGCTCATGCCCGCAGTATCTAATAAATGGAGCCAGAAATCCTATGGACTGGTCTCTCTGGGACAAGCCCAATCACGGTCGGGCATGGTCACTTGACTACAACGACTGGACCCAAACTCAGTACATGTATATATCGGGCGGTTTTTTTATAGTAAAAAAACATGTGATGATTGAAGAACCTCTTGACGAATCACGTGGATGGAACGAAGCAGAAGATGTTGAGTGGTCAATGCGAGTCCGCGACAAGTATGTAATGAAATGCAATGGAAAAAGCATTGTTCGTCACAATAAATGGCACAGGCACGCAGGACCTAATCCAGATGAAAAATAACTTTCTTATTATCTTTGACCTTGATGGAGTTTTAATTGAGTCAAGAGAAGTCCACTATGATTCTCTCAATATCGCCCTGAGCAGGGTTGGAAAAGAATACATAATTTCCCAAGAAGAGCATCTGTCAAAATACGACGGATTAGGGACGACAACCAAGCTAAAGATGCTTACAGAAGAAAAAGGTCTTCCGGAATCAATGCATCAACAAGTCTGGGAAGATAAACAAAAAGCAACATTGAAGATACTTGCAGACTTCCCAAAAAACTATGTAGCGATTGACATAATGCAGACCCTCAAGGAAAAAGGGTGGCGGATTGCTGTTGCCTCAAATGCCATAAGAGACACCGTGATAACGGCGCTTGACGCAATCGGGGTACTTAAGTATGTGAGCTACATCATGAGCAACGAGGATGTAAGGAACCATAAGCCACATCCAGAGATGTACTGGCAGTGCATGGTCTCGCTGGATGCAAGCCCAGCAAATACTATAATTATTGAGGATTCACATGTTGGCAGAGAGGGAGCGCTCAGCTCTGGAGCAAACCTCCATGCAATCAAGAATGCTGATGACCTTATTAAGGAGCGCCTACTACGCTTCGTTGAAGAAATTGAGACAAGGGGCAAAAAGCCTGTTGCATGGAGGAATGAAAAGATGAATGTTTTGATACCGATGGCGGGGGCTGGTTCACGCTTCGCACAGGCTGGTTATACATTTCCAAAACCATTGATTGAGGTAAATGGCAAGCCAATGATTCAGGTCGTAGTTGAGAACCTAAATATTGATGCTCATTTTATTTTCTTGGTGCAAAAAGAACACTACGAGAAATATAACTTAAAACAAGTCCTAGGTCTCATTAAGCCTGGGTGCGACATTGTTTTGGTTGATGGAATGACAGAGGGGGCCGCATGTACAACCTTGCTGGCATCTGGATTGATTGATAATGAGGAACCATTATTGATGGCAAACTCCGACCAAATAGTTGAGTGGAGTAGCAATGATTGCTTGTATGCATTTGGAGCCGAGGGTATTGACGGTGGAATCCTCACGTTCAAGGCGACCCATCCAAAATGGTCTTATGCAAAGCTCGGTGATGATGGTCTTGTAACAGAGGTGGCAGAAAAAAATCCAATTTCAGACAATGCAACGGTTGGCATTTACTACTGGAAGCACGGCTCGGATTATGTCAAATATGCAAATCAAATGATTGAAAAAGATATTAGAACAAATAATGAGTTCTATGTCTGCCCGGTATTTAATGAAGCAATCCAGGACGGTAAAAAGATACGAATTAAAGAAGTCCCTAAGATGTGGGGAATCGGAACGCCAGAAGACCTCAATTACTACTTAGAGAACAACAAATGAAATCTATAATTGTTGAGGTCGGTGCAAACTATGGAAATGACACAGCGCATTTTATCAATGATAAAAATAATGAAGTCTGGGCCTTTGAGCCAACCCCAGAACTAATAGAGCATTTGTCAAATAGGTTCAAGGAGGATAGCAATTTCCACCTTATTGGCAAGGCGGTAGATATTGAGGAAACAACAAAAGTTTTCAATATTGCTGGTGGCGGAGATTGGGGGTGTTCTTCTCTGTACGAATTTGCCGATGATATTCACGAGAAATGGGAAGGTAGACCAGACTTCCAGGTAACCCACACTGCCGAAGTTCAAACAACAAGACTTGATACTTTCATAATTGACAATGGAATTGAAAAAATTGACTACCTATGGGTTGATGCTCAGGGTAACGATTTTAGAGTTTTGAAGAGCCTTGGCGAAAAAATAGGGATTGTTTTAAAGGGCAAGTGCGAAGGCGCTTATACAGTCGACCTATATAAAACTCAAGAAAACAGAGTGGAAGATATCGTCGCTTGGCTAGAGGCAAATAGTTTCTCATGTAGTGTTGTCCCTGACAATGTAGGCAAGGAAGCGGACATCCATTTCACAAGGATTTTATGATTTATATATCTCATAGAGGCAATTTAAACGGCCCAAAACCAGAACTTGAAAATAATCCACAATACATAGAGGCCGCAATAGCCAGTGGATTTGATGTTGAAGTTGACCTGTGGGCTAATGATTCTGGACTTTTCCTTGGACACGACGGACCCCAGTATTCCGTACCAAAAGAATGGTTAATTGATAGAACTAACCAAATATGGATTCATTGCAAAAACAAAGAAGCGTTGAGTTTTGCAATGCAACACGATTTACATTGTTTTTTTCACGACACAGACGATTACACGATTACAAGCAGGGGTTATGTTTGGGCTTATCCGGGCAAGAAATCAACCTCAACTAAATGCATTAAAGTTTTACCAGAACTTTCTTGGTGGGAAATTAACTCTGGCTGGAAAACCCAATTCGCCGGTGTCTGTTCAGACTTTATTGCAGAGCTGAATAAACCAGAAATAAAAACACCCGATTCACCAGTATTCAAACCAATTGATTACGATAAGCATTTTGTAATCGGAACACCACTAGTAGCCTGGAAGTGTGATGCAAAAGAGCATCTTGATTGGCTTGCAGACAAAGTAGAAATTTCAAGAAGATTCCCAAATGTTAAGTGGTTTGCTGCCTTTGAGTTAGACAATAGGGGCATAGAGCCATTTGCCGAAGTAATCGAAGCGTTACGAGAAGTCAATGGAGATTACTGGACATACTCAATAAACGATATGCAGGCTCAAGTTAATTCTGGAAATAGATGGATTCGAATAGAAACAGGCAGAAACCTTATAAGAGAGTTTGCTCAAAGACACAGGGTGACCAGCGGGCATCACTGGGGAGAAAGCTGTACGGAATTGAACTATGGGGTGGTTAATTATTCCGCAGTTCTATATATAGATTCTGATATGTCTCTTGATGCTTCAACAATAGAAAAAATGCTTGAGGTAAATAGGCCGTTGGTCGGAATGGACGTTCCCGCATACTGCCTATCTGGAGCCATCGTTAATGAGAACCCAAGAATTGAGGAGCACTGGAATACGGCTGGAGCACTGCTGGTTAATGCCCCTGCTTTCTACGACCTTCCATGGTCGCACAATGCGTATCTGAACCTCAGCGATGACCCAACTTTCCAGTCAATGGCAGAAAGGCTATTGCGCAGGGAGGGTCCAGAAACACTGGACACAACATACGGAATGACATGGGTTAGAAAAGACGGGCAAGCAAAGCACAATGGAAGGCTTGAGCCTGTGGAGAATAGGTCAATAGCCGATAGGTCTATCTAGTATTGAAACATTAATACTTATTTTTTTATATCTTTAGTTTCTATATCTGAGGCTAATGTTCCGCCAAATATTTTTGAAATAGAAGGTAGGCCAATATCCGAGATACGTCTTGCAACAGGCTTTACTAGCTCCGTAAGGCTGTCTGTTGAGTTTGGGGTCAGTGTAACGGTATATGGTTTGGGCTGATTTTGCTGATTCATAATCGCGCGCATACGGTCTACTTCTGACTGTAGCGCTTCTATTTTTTGCGTCAAATCCGCAATCGAATCCTGTGTGTCTCTGTTGTTATACATTGCAAAATACTATCTTATTTTGCTTTGAACTCGGCCCAGGTTTTGTCACCTACACCAAAGTACTCACGAGCATAGCCAGACTGGATTATGTCTTTATTTAGACAAGCCGTAGATGGGTCTTCTATTTTGTCCGAGCTATATATTTTTGCAAGAACACGTCCATACTTGTCATTTTTGTCTGGGATTGTATTTACGAAAACCCATTTATGATTCGTCAGCCAATCCTTAGTGAATGACTTAGCCTTTAATCCCAATTCTTTTTCTGCAAGGTCTTTCGTTCTTGATTCAGGAGTGTTGACTCCGTATAAGCGAACACGAATCTTGTGATGCACGCTGAACCCTAGGTCGACCATAAGGTCAACGGTGTCGCCGTCTACGACATTAAGGACAGTAGCTCCATACCAAAATCTTTCCATTATTTTTTAACCTTCTTTATCATTCCATCAACTATTCCACTTACAACACCATCAGGTATGACCGCAAATCTGCATCTGCCATTTGGCTCAACGCTTTGGGCGATTATTTTGCACGAACCGTTACCTTCGTATAGAGCACAATTTGCGCACTTAACTCCTATTTGAGCAACTTCATTTTCTCTTGCGTCAACATAGCCGGCCCATATACCTGTTTCGTCTTCATTGAACTTCCCATACTTCTGGGCAATTTTCAACAATGAATCAGCCAACTCTGCTTCTTCGGCCGCAAGTTTTGGTTTTGGCTTTTCTTTTTCCATCTCAACAAGAATTGAGCTTTCGCCGTTTACCAAGCTTTGTATAAGTTTTAAAATTGGATTGTCCATGTTCTCATTATCCCATATAAAGCAAAAACCCCGCTCAAACCTTTCGGAATGAGCGGGGTTTCAGCTTAATAGCTTGTTATCAGCTAGGTGCGTTGTCGAAGTTAATCTTCACGAACGCCTCTGGACGCTTGACAGCAAGTGCCAAACGCTGTTCAGCCAAGATGACAACTGCGTTTCTTACGAAGAAGTCGCTGTGCTGTTCGCTGATGCGAATCGATGCCTGCTCACGGTCATACAACTGTGCTCCGGTACCGAATGCTCCAACAAGTGCTGTGCCTTCTGCGATTGCTGGTGTCTCCACGACTGGGATTCTCCATACTCTTGGCTCGCCGCCGAGAGCTACGGAAATCGCGACCAAGTACTGGCCGTTTTCATCCTTTGTCGTTTCAATCTTTTCCCAGTCAAGCGGGTTAAGAACAACGCCAGTTGGCTCGTAGTATGCCAAGAAGGACAATGTTGCAGCACGACGAATCGCATCTGCCATTGTGTCTGCCACTGGCAATGTTTCGCCATCCGACCAGTCGTAGCTCTGGATACCCGAGGTCTGAAGAACACCAGTAAGGTTTTCGCCAGTTCCATCGCCATTGAGGATTTGTGAGTCTTCCTGAAGACGGAGACCGTACATCAACTCGTTGTCGATGATTGAGCGTAGTTGTGGCTCATCGGCAAGAACGTTTCTGTGTGCTGCTTCCCAGTGGGCAAGCGTGCGTACTGGAGCCTGTTGGCCAACAAATACAAAGCTTGACTGTGGCTTTGGACCAAAGTTGTTACCTGAGCGCTCTGCAACAGACGATGCACTGTTTGTACCGCCACCAGTTGACGTGAAGCCAAGGTGCTGGAAGTATTCAATGACAGCTGCTGAAGTTGTGCGGACTGGGAACAAGTCACGAACACGCTTGGTACGCATTGGAGGCGTAACAATTGCATCGCGCTGAATGGTTCCGA